TACATAAACTTGACTATCAGAAGTTTATCGACTATAATATAAAAGACGTTGAGCTTGTCGATCAAATTGAAGATAAGATGAAGCTGATTGAAATGGCGTTGGCGATTGCGTATGACGCCAAGGTTAATTACAACGATACGTTTACTCAGGTTACAATGTGGGATGTGCTTATACATAATTATCTCATGAGTAAGAATATCGTAATACCACCAAAGGAAGATACGGTTAAAGATTCTACCTTTGCTGGTGCATATGTGAAAGACCCGCAAGTGGGTATGCATGATTGGGTTATGAGTTTTGACCTTAATTCTCTGTATCCTCACTTGATTATGCAATATAACATCTCTCCCGAAACTATGGTTGAAGATGAGTTTATGATAGATGTCAAAGTTGATGACATCATTGATAGGAATGTAGATACGCACCCTCACCACGCTATGGCTGGTAATGGTCGATACTTCCGAAAGGACAAGCAGGGATTCTTGCCTGAAATGATGAACAGGATGTACACTGAACGAAAGAGCTACAAGAAGAAGATGCTTGAAGCTGAATCGGAACTTGAATTGATTAATAAAAGGTTGGCACAATTATGAAGAAAGGTGATGTAGTATCTCTGGTCACATTGACTGGTGAGTTTGTTGGTAAATTTGAAGATCAAACTACGGCAGGTGTGAAGTTAAAAGACCCACGCTGGGTTATCCATGGCGAACAGGGTATGGGATTTGCTCATGGTCTATGCGCAACGGGAAAGAATGAGCCATCCCAAGTTGAGTTCTTCAGCGGTGGTATTATCTTTGTCACCGAATCTAATGAAGATATCGAGAAGGCATATCGTCAAGCAACGAGCGGACTAATCCTTTAATGATTGAAAACATGAGTAAAGCTGACCTTCTCGAGCGTAAGAAGCAGGTCATCAAAGATATAAGCAAGTACAAGAACTTGCAGCTTGCCAAGAAGGTTCAGCTAAACTCAGCCTATGGTGCGGTTGGTAACAAATACTTCCGATTCTTCGATGTGAGGAAAGCGGAAGCAATCACACTATCAGGGCAGTTGTCAATTAAATGGATTGAGAGGAGAGTTAATGAATACCTTAATAAGTTACTTCAAACATCCGAAGCTGATTATGTTATTGCATCGGATACGGATTCTATCTATGTCAACTTCGATGCACTTGTACGCAAATGCTTTGAAGAGGGAAGTGACCCTGTCAAGATCGTCAATTTCCTGGACAAAGTTGCAGCTGAGAAGTTGGAACCTTTTATTGATAAAAGTTATGAAGAACTGGCACGAATAACGAACTCATATGATCAGAAGATGTTCATGAAACGAGAAGTTATTGCGGATAAGGCTATCTGGACTGCTAAGAAAAGATACATGATGAACGTGTATGATAACGAGGGAGTCAGATATGCCAAGCCCAAGCTGAAGATGATGGGGATTGAAACTGTAAAATCATCAACGCCCCAGTCATGCCGAACAGCACTTGAAGAAGCAATTAATATCATTATGAATAGTGGCGAGTCAGAGGCTCAGTCATTTATATCTGACTTCCGATCTAAGTTTGAGCAGTTGCCGTTCGAAGCTGTTGCGTTTCCTAGATCCGTTTCTGACTTTGGCAAGTACGACGATGGTAAGAAGGATTTGACCATACCCAAAAGTACACCGATTCATGTTCGTGGTGGTCTAGTTTATAATCATCTCATTAGGAAGCATGGTCTTGAGAAGAAGTATGAATTGGTAAAGGATGGCGAGAAGTTGAAGTTCTGTTACCTAAATAGTCCGAACCCTGCTCAACATAATGTAATCAGCGTTATGACAACGCTGCCTAGAGAGTTTGACCTGAGCAGTTATATAGACTACGAGACGCAATTTAATAAAGCGTTTCTTGACCCATTAAAAGTTATACTCGAGTCAGTTGGCTGGAGTGATGAGAAGAAGTCTAGTCTTGAAGGCTTTTTCGGATAGGAGAAAGGTATGAGCGAATTCGATTTTGATTTTGGTTTTACGGCTGTCACTGAAGACGAACTTGATAGTGTACAACAGGCAAGTACTGCTGCTAAAACTGCATCAGAAACAGCTGATAGTTGGGAAGCCAAGTGTGCTGACCTGTACAATACATTCAAACCATTGCTTAACAACTTGGCTAAGAATCCAGAAAAAGATTATATCTACTGGCCAAATCGTATGGGCAAACTTGAACAATTTAGTGATCTCATTGATAAAATATACAATAGTTAATATTGTTTGACTTTTGATATATTATAGTATATAATAGGATATATTATGTTATTAGTTATTGATAATTTTTTAGACCAAGACGACGACCTTCTATTTGACATTCAGCATGACAGATATTGGTGGAATACCCTCCCATATAATTTTATGGATAGAGATTATCCCGCAAATAATATTTGGGAAAGGATGGTTGAACGGATATGGTGCGATACTGAGAAATACAATCTTCTGCCGCAAAATTACGATGGGGTCGAATATTGGAATAACATAATGTCTGTTGGTGGTGAGAAACATGACTTGCCTTGGCATTTTGATAAAGATGAGCATCTATACAACAACACTGGCGAGTTACAGACTCCTTATGTTGGTTCAGTTTATTATGCTCATAAAGCACTTCCCTCTGAAGGATATCTTGAAATTAAAAGGGGAGAAGGCGATATGGAGTTTGAGCGAATACAACCAGTTCCGAATAGGCTAATTATATTCGATTCTGGCACAATCCATCGGGTCACGCCTGTTACAGGAGGAGGGGTTCGAAGGTGTTTCGCTACTAACATTTGGGTAAATAAACCTTGTGAGGAAAATTTTGTATGAGTTTTTTAACTGATATGGTAAAGGGGATTGATAATACATCCCTTCTTGCTGATGGTGGTAATAGTTCTGAGTTTTCGGGATCTATTGACACTGGTTCTTATATTTTAAATGCTGCGATTTCTGGTAGTATCTATGGCGGTGTTCCTAATAATAAGATCACCGCTTTTGCTGGTGAGTCTGCTACTGGTAAGACATTCTTTGTACTTGGGGTGCTCAAGCAGTTCCTTGAAGATAACAAAGATGGTGGTGTTATTTACTTTGATACAGAGGCTGCTGTTACTAAGCAGATGATGGATGATCGTGGTATTGATACCAAGCGTGTGGTTATTTCTGAGCCATCTTCGATTGAAGAGTTCCGTACTAATGCGACTCGTATCTTGTCTACTTATATCGAGCAGGGTAAAGATGCCCCTCCGATGATGATGGTACTTGACTCACTTGGTATGTTGTCATCAGCTAAAGAACTTGCTGACACTGAAGCTGGTAGTGAGAAACGTGATATGACCAAGTCGCAGTTACTGCGTGGTACATTCCGAGTTCTTTCGCTGAAGCTGGCTAAAGCTAATGTTCCTCTGCTAGTTACTAACCACGTCTATGATGTTATTGGTGCGTATATTCCTACCAAAGAAATCACTGGCGGTGCTGGTCTCAAGTATGCTGCGTCTTCGATTGCTATGCTTGGTAAGAAGAAAGATAAAGATGGTACTGATGTCATTGGTAATATTATCAAGGTAACAATGCATAAGTCTCGATTCACTAAAGAGCAGAAAAAGGTTGAAGTGAAGTTATCATACGAGACTGGTCTTGATCGTTACTATGGCTTGCTTGACCTTGCCGAGAAGTATGATATTATCAAAAAAGTATCGACTCGATTCGAGTTACCTGATGGTCGCAAAGTATTTGGTAAGGCAATTAATAATAATCCTGAAGAATATTTTACTGACGAGATTATGGCTCAGCTTGAAGTTGCTGCTGCTAAAGAGTTTAAGTATGGGCAGATTGGCATTGATGAGGTTGTCGAGGGGGCTGACGATGGCGGTGAAGTATAAATTAGTTGAGCATCCTGATGCATATCATGATAAGCATTGGGCAATTGAGATATTGGAGGGTGATTTAGAGGGAGTCACCTTTCAGTATGATACAGTGAAGTTTAGAGAAGAAGACGGTCAAGGAATCCTTGATTTTGAAGTATTGAATATCGAGAATGGTGAAATAGTTGATACTGATAATGAAGGGACTTCTGAAATACTTGGCGGGATACTTGTAGATATTATTGAACAACAGATGAGAGAGATGGAAAATGGCGACGGAAACACTGATACTGAGGCACCTGCTTAATGATGAAGGGTATGCGAGAAGAACACTTCCATATCTGAAGCCAGAATATTTTTCAGACCGTATTGAGAAAACGGTCTACCAGCAGATTGATTCGTTTATACAAAACTACAACTCACTTCCTACTAAGGAAGCTCTGACGATTGAGATGGATAAGGTAAAGAACCTTTCCGACACAGAGTTTGAGCAATGCGGTGAGTATATCTCCCAGCTGGATATTGAACAGCCTGAAGACGCAGACTGGCTAATCGGTACAACCGAAAAGTTCTGTCAGGAAAAGGCTGTATACAATGCCATCATGGAAAGTATCAGTATCCTAGAACCTAATGATAAGGAAGATAGGGATAAGGGTTCAATCCCTGAGTTACTTTCCGATGCCCTTGCCGTTTCTTTTGACCCTAATATTGGTCACGATTTCGTTGAAGATGCTGAAGATCGTTATGACTTTTATCATCGTAAGGAAGAACGTGTTCCGTTTGACCTTGAGTACATGAACAAGATCACTCAAGGTGGTCTGCCTCGTAAGACTTTAAATATTCTAATGGCTGGTACTGGCGCAGGTAAATCTTTGGCTATGTGTCATATGGCTTCGGCTAATATGATGGATGGTAAGAACGTTCTCTACATTACAATGGAGATGGCTGAGGAAAAGATTGCGGAGCGTATCGATGCCAATCTACTCAACGTGACACTCGACGACCTGAAGAGTTTATCAAAGGCAATGTATGATAAGAAGATTGCTAGGGTGAAAGGTAAGACGACTGGTAAGTTGATTGTCAAAGAGTATCCGACTGCTTCGGCTGGCGTTGGTCACTTCCGTCACCTGATTAATGAGTTGAAACTCAAGAAGTCATTTGCGCCTGATATCATTTATATTGACTATCTCAATATCTGTATGTCATCTCGACTTCGTAATGGCGGTAATCATAATTCCTACACTTTGGTCAAGGCTATCGCTGAAGAGATTCGTGGGCTGGCAGGTGAGCAGAACGTGCCGATCGTATCAGCTACGCAAACAACTCGTAGCGGTTATGGTAGCAGTGACATTGACTTGACTGATACTTCCGAGTCGTTTGGTTTGCCAGCTACAGCCGACTTCATGGCAGCACTAATTGTTACTGAAGAACTTGATGAAATTAATCAGATTATGATCAAGCAGTTGAAGAATCGTTATGGTGACCCTGGACAGTATAAAAGGTTCATGGTTGGCATTGACCGAGCTAAGATGCGACTGTATGACGTTGAGCAACAGGCTCAAGAAGATGTTGTCGATAATGGACCTGTGTTTGATAATACCACATATGGCAAGCGCATGAAGGAAGATGATCAAATGAGCTGGATGACCAAAAAAGCTGGACGAAAAGACTTCGGTGGCTTCAAGATGTAACACGATAGTATAGGTGCTTCTCTCTCTCACTCTCTCTCGCACCTATACTTCGCCTGACCTGAGTATGTCGACAAACTGCTCCCTTTTCTATTTACTTTATGTTATAAATAGGGTATAATTATATTTTAGACTAAGGCTCGATATGCATAATTTCAATGAATACTTGACGGAAGCTACTAAACAGTGGTTGGGGTTTGACTCTCTACCGTCAGCAATGAATCCTGAATTGCGAAGATTCCTCAATCGTCTAGAGAAAGTAGCAGATGCCGAATCAATCTACATTGAGCCGAAATACGATTTCAGAAGAGCAAAGACACGCCTAGTCATTAAAGTGACAGATAAAACTGCATTGCCTAAAATCGTATCAAACAAGACTTTGGTCGGTTATGGCTTCTCCCCTTCTGGTGATAAGTATGTTTCATCTAAGTTGGTAAATATTGCGCTGACACCATCAGGCGGTATTCGCGGAACTGGTAAACTGCCACGGAAGGGAGAAGCGGTAACAATACCGTCAACAGCTGAGCAAGAAATGGGTTCTATCGAATACTTCTCAGCTATGTTTAAGAATAAGAAAACAGACCTCAAGAAAATATCTGATGCTGTTGGCTATCCTTTCAGCGCTGAGTGGATGCATAACTTTGAGCAACAATATAGAGCATTCAGTTCTAATATGGGCACAGGGTTTACTAAGCATAAAATATACTTAGATTCAGAGAGAAACGACTCTAACATATTATTCGCTCTAGCAAAGAAGTTCGGCTTGACCGATTTGAAGGATAACTGGAACCCAGCTGACATCTGGATTATGTCATTGAACCGATCGCAGATAATTAGACAAACAACTGATATCACAACTCTTGAAGAATTTAATGCTTGGTTGGCCACTAAGTATGAGGATAAAGAAATTATTGGCGTCTCGCTAAAGAAAGTATCTGCTAGCAAGACTGGTAGGTTTGAAACAGTTTCTTCGGTTGATTTGCCTGACGTTGACGTTAAGGTGAGTCGTGTATTATTTGACCCATTCCAAAAGAACTTTATTCTAGAAACTTCTGGTAACATTACTGGGTTTAATATCAGAGTTGGGTATAAGGCAGCAACTGTTTCGAGAGACTCGGATATTCGTATTTACCTTGAGGGTAGACAAAAAGGTTCTCAGGTTCAGCTCGGTGCTATTTCTGCTCAACTATTCCCGAAACTAGCATTAGAGAATGGTTATGATATTCCTTCGGATAAAGTTAAGATTATGAACGACCCGATGAAATACCTGAACACTACGTTGCCAAGACTACTAAGAGATACAGCAGTAGAAGATAAGGTATCACCATTCCCAGATTCAGAAATAGCATTGAAAGCTGGTGCGTTTCTAACATACTATCTTGAGATTCTATTAGAAAGCAACCCTGACATACTAAAGAGTTGCTACTACTCAAGCACAAAAGTAAATGATTTCTCATCAATTCACTGTAAACTATACTAGGATTATAGATGTACTCATTTAAGGAATTTAAAGAGCAACCGCAACTTGACGAAGGTGTAAACGATCCAGGAATTTTTAAGGCTGTGTTCTTAGCAGGCGGTCCAGGTTCAGGTAAGTCTTTCGTTGTAGGTAAGACTGCGTTGCAAGCGTTAGGACTCAAGCTAATCAACTCTGACCCAGCATTTGAACAAGGTCTCAAGAAAGCTGGCTTGACTACTGACCCTGAGGATATCGCTTCGGCTCAAGGTCAAGCAGTTCGTGCTGGCGCAAAAGCTATTACTGGTAAGAAAATGCAACTAGCATTGAAAGGTCGTCTAGGTTTAGTGATTGATGGGACTGGTAAAGATTTTAAAAAGATTAAAAATCAGGTTGACGAGATCCGTAAATTAGGTTATGATGTTGCTATGATATTTGTTAACACTGATTTAGATACTGCCAAAGAGCGTAATCAAAAGCGTGATCGTTCTCTACCTGATGAAATGGTTGAGAAGATGTGGAAAGATGTACAAAAGAATATCGGTAAGTTTCAAAACCTATTCCGTCAGCAAATGATTATTGTTGATAACTCTACAGGCTCTAATGTTGATGGCGCAACTCTTGAAGCATACAAGGATATCCAGAAGTGGGTAGTGAAGAAACCTAAGAGTACGGTTGCGCAAAAGTGGATTAAAGGACAGAAGGCAAAATGATGAAATCATTTAAACAGTTTACAGAAGCAAAAGTCAGATGGAAGAAAGCAGGTCCAAATGGCGAAATAGAAACCACTATTGATGGTACTCGATGGAAAGTTGAGAAGGCTCAAACTTCTCCTGGAGAATATCACGCAAAGAGTTATAATAAGAAAACTCGTGAATGGGAGTGGTCGTTTACACAATATAATAAAAAGAGTGTAAAAGATGCCATTGAGAATAACCCGAATAGAGACTAAGAATGAAATCATTTAGCCAGTTTACAGAATCGAAGATCAAATGGGTGAAGAAACCAGATGGTCGACAAGGCGAAAGAAAAGTATTCAAACACGTTTCTTCAGATGGTAAGTGGGAAATTAGTTTGTCTGGTATGGACAGCACTCGTAAGAATAGAGATGGTAGTCAGAAAGTGATGCCTACATTATTTGACAAGAGTGGTAATCAACCAAGACATCCAGTTACAGCATACAAGAATGTTGGTCAAGCAAAGAAAGATGCCCAACAATGGGCAGATAGGCACTGGAAATGAAAAAATTAAGCTCGTTCATTATTGAACAAAAAAATACACATATGACGCATCTTGAGGATGCAGTACTTTATGGAGGTGTAACTGGTGCGAGGCAAGCTATTAATTTGCTTAGATCTATGCGTGACATGTTGTCTGGTCGTTCTAGCCGTGGCGTTTCTACTACTGTTAAATGGGATGGTGCTCCTGCTATTTTTGCTGGTCAGGATCCGAGGGATGGTGAATTCTTTGTGGCAAAGAAAGGTGTTTTCAACAAGAATCCGAAAATCTATAAAACGGCTGATGAAGTAGATGCTGATACTAAAGGCGATCTAGCAGTTAAACTCAAGCTGGCTCTGAAACATTTACCTGACCTTGGAATTACTGGTGTAATTCAAGGTGACTTCTTGTTCAGTAAAAGCGACCTGAAGAGCGAAACGATTGATGGCGAGAAAGTTACTACATTCCACCCTAATACAATTGTATACTCTGTTCCTAGTAAATCAGAGATGGGTAAAGCCATTCGGTCAGCTAAGATCGGTATTGTATGGCATACTGTTTATACTGGTACTTCTTTTGAGGATATGAAAGCATCGTTTGGTTCTTCGATATCTGACAAACTAACAAAGTCTTCTAATGTTTGGTTTGTTGACCCTGAGTTCACTGATATTTCTGGTAAGGCTACATTTACTGAGAGAGAAACTGCAGCTGTGACCAAGTCAATTAGTAATGCTGGTAAGATATTCCGTAAACTAGATTCAGCTACTATGAACGCTATCTCTAGCAACCCAGAGCTGATTCGACAAATTACAGTTCACTTTAACTCTAAAGTAAGAGCAGGGCAAAAGATAACTAATGTAAGTTCTCATGTTCGTGACCTTGTCAATCATATTACTGGGTTCTATGCCAAAGAAGAAGGCAAGCGTAAGACTGCGAAGGGCAAGAAAGTTCAGACGGATAAGCGTGACGAAATCCTCAAGTTCTTTTCCAATACCAACAAGACAAACTTACAGAAT